AAATCCCATCTGCCTTTTTCGGCATCAAGCAAGATGATGGCATCCCCTTCTCCCTCAATGGGAGTAAAAATACCCCAAGTAGTAATAGCACTATAATCAGAACGCTCATTTTTTGTAAACGCTGTGTCGTATGATTGTATGATATACGAGCAGGTAGGTGGGTTATCAGGATTCCAAATATTCCACCACTCCCTTTTTATTATTGCTCCCTCTTCGGCAGTCGGATTTTGCATATACTGTGCGTTCCATTTGCCTACGGGTATTGAGGCTTTCACACCTTCTAGCTCGTCTTTGCTCCAATATTCTGGCCAAAGTACGTTTCCAGTCTCTGGAAATATTGCCGGAAACTCTACCACTTCCCATTTGTCTGCACCCCCTTGAGCTTGTTTCTGTAACACTCTTGCTGTGAGATCTTTAATACCCCAACGTGTCATCACTATAATGATTGAGCCACCAGGTTGCAATCTTTGTCTTGGTCCAGATGTGTACCATTCATAAATACTGTCAAGTGCAGTAGGACTTAACGCATCTTGTTCTGATACTGGATCATCAATGATAAGCAAGTCTGCACCACGACCAGCTAACGCACCACCCACACCAACAGCGTAATATTCGCCACCTTTGTTCGTTGACCATCTACCAGATGCCTTGGCATCGGCAGCTAATTTTACATCTGGAAATACATCACGGAAATCATCACTATCAATGAGGTTCTTAACCTTACGACCAAAGCCAACCGCTAACTCTGCCGTGTGTGTTGCTTGTATTATCTTTAAATCTGGTCGTTTGCCCATAAGCCAAGATGGAAATAAATAACTAGCAAACTCTGATTTCGTATGTCTAGGTGGCATATTCACTATCAAACGCTTGATCTTGCCATCTGCTACTTGCTGTAGTTTATCTGCGTATATCTTGTGATGTCTACCCTCAATGAACGAAGGCCATATACGCTTTACAAAATCCATGTATAATTCTTGTGATACTTTTTGTTTCTCAAGCATATTTAAACGCTCAAGCATTGGTGCTATCTTAGATAACTCCTCATCACTTAGATATTCTGTGTATTCAAGGTTCATGAACCGGAGGCTAGAAACTCATCAACTGCACTTACTAACCCACCTTCTTGTTTGGCAACAACTGGCTTTGCCGATACGCCAGTTAGTAACTCTATCAATTTATTTAATTCACCAGTGTCAAATGTTACCGGACTTATCTTTGCACTAGATGGTGCAAAAGGACTAGCAACCACAGTTGGTAGAGGTTCTGTAACTGGACGTGGAGCAACACCACCAATAATGTTCGGCGGCTTATCATCATCTTTTTTATCCTCAACAACCGGTGCTATAGGTCTTTTAATTATAGGAAGTTCATTATCATCACTACCAAAAAACTGTTCATCTGGATTGAAACCAGTAATTGTCCTACCAGAAGCATCAGTTATAGCCGTTATCCTACCTCTATTGTTTCTTATCAATTGACTTTCTGGTATGCTTTTCGCTGTAAAATCTCTTGTTTCTCCACTTTCATCAGCTATGTTTCTTTGTAACCTATCAGTAAATTGTTTAAATGATTCTGGTTGAACTGTAGAACTTGGAACTATATTCCCCCTAGCGTCTGTAACTAAGGCTCTGCCTTGATTGTCAACAAACATAGATGGTGCTGTTACACCTCTGAACATTTCACCCAAAGACCTTGGTCTGCCTAAAGCAACATCTATAGCCATTTGCTCTCTTGGTATTGTTTCAAATATATTTAACGCAGATGGTATGCCAGCCAGTATGTTCGGATCATCGCCCTCGCCAATTCTTCTTTGACCTGCTGGCACGTTGAGTAATCTTTCAATATCTGTCATACGCCTATCACTAAATGGCAAACCTACGTTTTCTTCAAAATCTTCTGGTGCAGTTGATTTGATAGTTGGTGCGAATTCATCAGATGGTCTGCCCGCAGTTAATCTGTCTATTGCATCCATATCTCTTACATTTTCATCTTGTGCTCGTAATCTTGCTAGATTTTCTGCTTCAAGCCTGTTAATGGCAAGTTGATCATCTCCAACTCTACTAATCTCGTCAAAACCTGTCGCTAATTGATTTTGTGTAAAATTTGCTAAATCATCATCAAAAGTAGTCGAACCTAATGCCCTACCTCTTTGTGCCATCAAAGCTTGTTGATTTTGTTGCAATCCTTTTTCAACATCAGTTAAAGGTGGTGTGCCACCAACTAAATTAGCTATAGCTCTTGCTTGGTCCTGTGCAACTGTGCTTCTGGTTGAACCAACATTTGGTAAATTTGCCCCTGGTAATCCAGTTTGAAAATTTCTCAAAGCCACGGCTGCATTAGGGATTATGTTCTCAAATACGTCTATACCATCTGTTGGACTTTTTTTGTCCAAAGGTCCTAAATCTAAACTGCCTAATATGTCCTCTACTTTTCTATCATCATCAATGTTAACTGTGCTTAATACAGCTTTTTGAACCGAAGGTGCAACATCTCTGATACCTGCCTCATACTTTGCTTGAATATTCATAATATTCTGCATATCGCCAATGTTGAGTTTATCTCCAGGTTTCTTACCAGTTAAACTTTCAAACTCAGCTAATCTGTCTTTGTTGTCATCTGATGGATTAAAAGTGTTAAAGTATTTTGAAACTGTTATACCATCATCCCCAGCATTATTTATTTTTGATCTAAAATCCCTAGCAATGCCTCTCATGGCAAAAGGCACATTTTCAAACCTTGCAAATCTTTCGCCCTTTAAACCTGGCACAACACCTGCTGAAAACCCACCTCTAGATTCTAAACCAACATTTACGCCTCGCTTATCAACAACAGCAGGATCATCTGCAAATACATTAACTGCATCTTGACCACCGCCAAATTGACTTGCTTGCTCAATCGCCTGATCTAAAGCATCTTGAAAATTTTGTTCATCACTACCAGTGCCACCAAAGCCTCCACCTCCAATGCTAAAATCATCTGACACATTGCCCTGATCATCTACACTGAAAGTACCAGATGTGTCTCCCACTGTGTCATCTACAAAACCACCATCAAACATCATTTGCACTGGTTGATTGAATATATCTATATTAGCAGCGGGTGCCATCATGGGATTGGCACCCACCATAGGTGCTAATGGAGGATTCATGGCACCATTCATATTCTTTAAAAAGTTGTTAAATGTGCCTCTACTACTTGCCGTGGTGTCCAGTTTTATAGATGGCGGCTGTGCAGGTGCTGCCGGTGTCGGCATAAAACCACCCATAGGTCCATTTGCCATTAAAAATCTCCAAAAAAGCTTCTTTTGAAGATATTATAATACTAACTTTCTTTTTGCAACATCATTGTCATCTCACGATTGCTCTGATCAAGCAATCTTGTTACCCAAATCTCATCTTGTCGCTTCTCTGCATCACCAATTGTGTGATCTATGGCGTTGCATAGCTTCCAAATACGCTCTTTTTCAAATTTTGTTAGTGGTTTTTTGTCATCATCATAACTTTTTATGGTTTTAGCTGCTTTTTCTGCCTTTTTGGTATCAATCCAATACAAAACTGCGTACTTTACAGACAATGGTATGCGATATTTGTCCGTTTCGTAACATCTATACCCTCTTTCGCTAAGACCAAGCCTCTTTGCCATGTCTATCTGACTTAAATTTAGGTCTTTGCGGTGAGTTTTTAGCTCATCACCACTCCAATCACTAAAACTTTGGTCGTTCTTTTTCATTTTTGCTCCTTTAACACGCCACTTTGAATTAAATCGCTAACCAAATCTTCATCTGAATGAAACCTAACTGCACTTCCTGTCCAATCACAAGCAAATGACGCATAGGTACGCCTCATATCCTCTCTACTTTTAAACGCTAGTTTGGATTGAGTTGTCATCTGATCTATAATTTGTGATGGACTTCCAGTAAACTCAGAATATCCATCACCACTTTCCATGATATATGTTTTCATAATTTTAACATAGGATTTGAGTGCCTAAAGGTCAAGAAATTTTTTTATAAAATTTTTTTTAGCTGCCGTTTTCAAAACATTGGGGGGTGTTTGAGAAAAACCGAGTGCGTTGCTGCTATATAACGCAAAAACAAAAAAAAGGGGGGTATATGGTATACCCCCCACCGATTAAATATGTAGTTAAAAATTATCTATTAAAAGAATTTCTTAATTGTTTAACTATGTTTTGAACTTCAAGAACTGTGTCTTGATATTCTTCTGCTATTAGATTTCTTCCATTGTAAGAATCTAATTCAAACTCGCCACCTAAAATTGGGGTTGGTTTGTATTGTAAATTATAGTTCTTATTATTTGCTTTAATTATTTGTTGAACATAATTCTTATTATTGATTTTAATTTTTTTATTCACGATTGACTCCTTTTTAATGTTTGTAAAGTTAATCAAGTCTAGTTTCCTAGACTTGATATTCTATTGTTAAACCATGTCTTTAATGACTCTGCTAAGTTACTAAACACATGGGAATCTGCATTGTTATCAATGACAACTTCGCCTTGAGATTCTCTCTCAACTTGCTTTGGAATCTTGTATCCATTTAAGTCGTAAAGACCGTTTGATGTACCATTTAAATGACCGTAGTATTCTTGAGTTAAACAGATAACCAAACTACAATCGCCTAGTTTACGTCTTATAGTATTGATTGTACGTCTTACAGAACGTGCATCATTGATGCCTACAGTATCCATAATTTCACGTGTAGTCGCCCCACTTTCTGTTTGTAACATCTCAAAGACTTGATGAAGTTTGGTATTTCTTGGCATTGTATTTTGCAAGTTATCAATAAACTTTTCGCCTTGTCTTACAACTTGGATTCTATGGTTGATTGTATAATCAAACATATTAACAAGAAACATAATCCAATTTTTTAACTTAGTATTGTTTACTGTTCCTTGATGTTGTCTAAACTCAATCGTTCCTTTTTGATTTCTAATATCAATATTAGATAAGTTAACAGAATAAAACTTTCCATTAATACAATTCTTTAATTGAGTCATATCTCTTGAATCTTCTATTCTATTTAAGAAACCATTTATAGGCGAAGCATATCTTGAGTTTCTGCGACTTGGAGCAAGAAAGCTTGAGATGAAGTCTTGATATTGTGCATATCTATAAACAACGTCTTTGATAACTTCAAATTGAAACATATCATTTGAGTCTTGAAAATATGAATTGTTACTTTTGAATAGTTGAATAGAACGTCTATTAAACTCTTCAGAATCCATAGTAATTGGTTTCAATCCAAAATGAACATGATGACCACATTGACGAGTTATTCTTCCACCATTTGCAATAATCAAATCATTAACTTGACTTGAATACTGCCAAGTTGATTCTGCCTTACTGCTCAAAGGTGGGAAGATAATCTCGCAACCACTTGGAAGACTTGCATCGTGTTTAACTTTTATAAAGTTTAAGGTTGGATGATTTGCAAAGATATTGATTCCATCTCTTACAGATAAGGAGTCAACTTCTCTTTCAAATCCTATTGCTATATCAATCATAATAAAATCCTTTCGTAATGATTAATGTTTGTGCGAATCAATGTTAACATTTTTAAGCGAACATAACAAGCATTGATTACCTATTTATGAAATTAATTTAAACGAATAAATCAAACGAATATTAGATTGTTCGCTCAAAAAAACCGGAAAAAGCTGCAAGCTGCAGCCTGGTGCTGCAGATGTCCGGATGTCCGAAGTCCGACAGTCCGAGTCCGATGTCCGATCATACCGAACAATAGTTCGCTTGTGCTTCACGCCGGTCTAGCGTTGCAGCCAGGGTGTCAGCTGCGCTGCTGCTGAAGGGCGAACAATCCCAGAGTTCTGGGACTTTTTTTTGAGGCGGTGTAGGATGGGCCGGAAAGCGTGAGCGAACAATTATTCGCTCCGAGCACACCGGTGCAGCAGAAGACAGCGAACAATCATTCGTTATCACCCGGACGGCAGCAGAAGCACGAACAAAAAGACCCAGACCGGTGAGGGATCTGGGTCCGAACTCCGAACAATGTCCGAAATTATCTAGGTGATGAGAAGCAGATAGAAGAAAAAACCGAACAAGGTGATCGCTGCCAGTGCGTTAACGATAAACATTCCGAACATCTTAAACCTCCTCCGTAGTATCGTATTCAATTTCGGTTGACCCAATCACGTCGGCGTTAGACATTTCTGTCATCTGCTTAATACACGCCTCGCGAATATCTTTGGGCGTAAGGTTCTTCCAACTATGTTCTTCAGTTTCATGCTCACACCAAAAACGAAAATTAATAATTGTTTTGTACATCTTAACCCCCAAAGTAAAAGTGTTGAGCAAATTGCAACAGAGTTTTTTCATCTTGTCCGTCTGTTCTTTCCCATTGGGTGCCCCAGTCTTGCCCTTGCAGTTCTGCCGTTATTGGCTCTCCATACTCGTTGATCTGTCCAACGATCCTTGTTGCCGGACCCCCAGTGCCCAAAAGAAGTTCATAGCCTTGAGTTTTCTTGACCTCTAAAGGGTACTGATGGATTTCTTCTAAGATGTCATCCATATCGCCATCGTAAGATCGGTTACTTTTTCCAATAAGTTCTTTGATGTTTTCCATGTCGCCTTGACCAGGAACAACATATTTTTTATTTGGTTGTGTCATAATGACCCCCTTCTGTTTCGTTTGTATATATATTATATGGTATTCAATGCCTACTTGTCAACCTCTAAATAATTTTTTTTTCAAGCTGCCAATGTTCGTAGAAGCGAGCTGCTTGCGGCCTGGTGCCGGAGCGAACAATCATTCGCTAGTCTTCTGCGTAGCAGCTTGTCGCTGCTGAACCTCCTAGAGCGAACAATTGTTCAAGGTGCTCGCTGCCGAGCACGTCAAAGCGAACAATAATTCGTTTAGCAGCTTGCGTCCAGTCCGACACCGAACAATCATTCGCCACGCCAGCTTGATCCGGCAGCTGCACGCAGAGCGAACAATGCAGCAGAAGGCACGGCAGAAGCCAGTCCGACAAGCTCTGACACCGAACAAGTCCGAGTCCGAGTCCGAGTCCGAAAGTCCGACTGGGTAGTCCGATCCTCCACGCATGACCGAACACACCAAGTGTATGCGTTATTTTTGGGTATTTATGTTATCATGCTCTATCGTAAGTGGGTCGTCTTGGGTCTTTGTGGCTACTTTCATGCGTTTCTGTGCAAGTTCTTGAAATTCTTGTAGTTTTTCTACTATTTGTTCTCTTGTTAGGCTGTCAACTTGTTCATGTAACACATGAGCCTTGTTAACTAGCAGTCCAGTTGCCTTTAATCTGAGTTCTTCAGCACGGATTGCATCGCCATATTTTTCTCTATCTATGGCTAATTCACGGATCTTTAACAAATCACGCAGCGACTTTTCAATTGTTACACCGAACCTTGATCGAGCTTCTTCTTGCATCTCCTGATATCGTTCTTGCACCACCGGATTACGCAACAAGCGAACAGCATCAACACCAGGGTTCGCATATCCAGCTTTTCTTGCTGCTGCAGTCTGCGTCATATCTTTGTGCATAAAGTTATCAAGGAAAGCCTGTTGTTTATCAGTTAATCTTTTCTGACCAGCAAGCCTTTGCTCTCTTGATAAATCTTCTCCTACTTTTGGCATTATGTTTTCTCCCATCTAAATTTTAACTGCCCATAGATTGGCAACCAATCTCTATTCGGTCTAGTTGTCCAACCTTTATTTTCATTCCAACCACCGGTTTCTCCCATGATTTTCCACCCCACACCACGCAAACTAGAACCTGACTCGCTTTGTAAGGTATATGTTATCATCTTCATTCCACCCATCTGTTGCCATATTCTCCAACACCTTCCATATAAAAACGAACAAGTATTCTTTGGTGCGTTAGGGTTTACACACACACGCAACACCTCTGCCGTGAATCCATCATCTAATCTTCTTGCTATAGGTCTACCGACTATTGCTACACCGAATAATCCATCACAACTAGCTCCGATTGCAAACTTACCACCTTGCGTTGGTTTGCTATGTCTATGAAAGTTCGCTACGAACTCATTAGCTTCTTGTATGCTCATTGGTACTGTTTTAAGTTTCAAAGTTCGCACCTTTTGCTGCAGTAAAACATAGGGTATGGGGTGGGTTACTTACCACCCCCCTATACCCCCTTATAGGGGGGAAGTTCGGTAAGTTGGTAAGTACCAATAAAATCAATGACTTACAAGCCATT